AGCATTTAAATTTGTTTCTTTTGTTTGTTTATTTGTTAATGCTGTAGCAACCGTTACTGTTTGACCATCTACTGCTATTTGCGCTGCTAACTTTTCTGATAAGGCTGTTGCTTCTGCTCCTACCGCCGCATCATATGCAGCATATGAATTGTCTCTAGCAGTCTTGGCAGATACTGCGGTGTTGTATTTATTTTCTGCTACGCCAATTAAAGACTGAAATTCTGTTTTGTGGTTTAAGTTTGAAACCTTAGATTTTAATTGTGTTATTTCTTGGTCAGCAATTGAAAGTGGGTTGTCGCTATATGAGGCAGGCGATAGAAACAGCCATCCAAACCCCAAAATTGCGGCTAATGATAATCTCCATACCTTATTCCTAGTCAACTATAACTCCTACACAAACAATTTGTTTTGTATAGTTAATTATATCATTGGACTACTTAGCGTTATCTGTTTTATAAAACCCTGCACCTTTAAACTGAACACCAAATGTGTTGTATTGTCTTATCATAGCAGCACCACATTTTTTACAAAGCTCTACCATGCTTGCTTTATTCATAGGCTTATCTATTTCTGCAACATTCTCACAAAGAATGCACTTGTATTCATAAACAGGCATTACTTACCGCTCTTTTTTCTCTTTTCTGCTAGGGCTGCAAAATCTTTTACCTTTGTTTCACCCATGTATCTCCAAGCATACCCGTCTTCAATCATCTGCTCATTAACAGATTTACTATTCCCGTCAAGATACACCCATCCAAGTATCCTGCCATATTTTTCTGAACTGTCAGGCTTTTCTGTTTTTACAACTACGTCCTTGGCATCTTTTAATTTAGATTTTAAATATTCCTTTGACTCAAGGCCAAGTGTTTTTTCAAACTTGTCTGCTGTTCTAGATTCTGGTGTATCTATTCCCGCCAATCTTAATCTTTGAGAATAAGATATGCTAAATCCAAGATCTATGTCAACATCAATTGTGTCTCCGTCAACGACCTTTGATACATTCTTTACCCTATACTCAAACATTTTTCTCCTTAAATTTAAGGAGCAGTTTATTTAGGACATGCTCAGGTCCTATCCTTGGGCTGCGATGCCCGTATCTGCGACTCCCCAGTGACGGGGTGCAGATCTTTATTATACTATTTATTTAATTTTGATGGTTTTAGGCTTCTTCTCTTCTGGCAGAATGCGTATAATCTCTATTTTAAGCAGTCCGCAGCATAATTCAGCAGCCTTTACTTCCATATGTTCACCAAGGGCCCATTCACGGCTAAATTTACGAGAAGCAATACCACGGTGGATAAACTTTGTGTCAGCTTCCTCCGTCTTTAATTCTCCTTTTACCGTAAGTTTGCCATCTGCTGTTGAGACTTCAATATCTTTTTTATCAAATCCAGCAACGGCTAATTCGACAACAAAGTTGTCTTCGTCTACCTTGATTACATTATATGGTGGGTAAGTTGTGTTTGCAGATACAGAATGAACGTGGTTCCAGGTATCTAGCGCCCTATCAAACCCAATAAAAAATGGATCTCTAAAAAGATCCATAGCAAATTGTGTTACCATTTTATTCCTCCTATTAAGCGAATAATTTAATATAGGACCCCTTATGGGCATCCTACTAGAAGTATAGCATATATTTTAATTATTAGGTATATTCTTAAACGATTCTGGGTCTATATCAATAAGACCCCTTTCTTTAGCCGCCTTATATCCCATGGGGCTCATGTGTATTGTGGCCTCCAAGTTTTCGTTATACTCTATATTAATTAACCCTGCTTGGTATAGTTCTAGCAAAGATCTGTCTACATATTCTTGGTGGGATTGCAAGAGCTCTGGAGCATATTCCTGTGCAAGTTCTTCGTTAATAGAATAAATTAATTCTCCTTTTTCATCTAAACCCTCTACACTAATTACGCCTAACTCTATGTAATAGCTCATCAGTTTATCATTTTCAAAAGATTCATCATCATTTATGTTCATTAACAGTACCGTCCTCGCTTTTATCAATTGTTTTCTCTACTAACTGCTGAACGTATTCAGAAAAATGTTTCCTAATATTACCAGGGGGTCTTGACCCCGTGGTTTTCCAAAGCCTCTTATATTCTATCACGTTTGCAAATGTAGTGGGGCACAGGCATACGCCTTCGTACTCTTTTAAAACGGTTGGCAGAGGCACATGCTTACCGCAACACTTACACTGCTTTGCTTTTTCTTGATAAGTACTCACACTATTTCCATTCCGTCTAAGGCATCCGACAAATTTTGTGGCATTTTAGGCGCACGTATCATGTTTAAAGAAACCTCATCTTCTTCTCTGTCCCATTTTAAGGACGTGTAAGTATGAATTTCTATTTCTTCGTTATTCTGTGGCTTGCTTCTACTAATAGCATTGTATACAGATCCGCATACCGCATCTGCTAAATCTTTAGATCCTTTTCTTGGGTGATCAATTCTATCTCTCATAATTTTTAATTGAAGCAATTCATCAATCAGCAATTTAATCGAGGGACCACTTAGCCTGTCTTCAGATATAACCATGGCCATATCATCGTAATGTTTCTTTGCTACAGATAAAGTCTCTGTGTTAATACCATATTGTTTTAATTGCTGCATCATATCGTGAGAATTCCATCTGTCAAACGTACAGATTCTTATTTTAAATCCTTTTGTTCTGAGAGACAAAATGTAATCTCTAACATCTTTAAAGTCTACGGACTTATCTGGGGTTGGTGTCCAATATCTAACGGCATCCACTTCCACAATTGGAGCAGGCTGAGAATAAGTGTCTGTTAATTTTATGTTAACCCATTTTTGCACATGAGACATTGCAACCGCACAGTGGTCATGTTTTTGAGCTAAGTCCACATGGATAAAATATTCTTTATCTGGATCGGGGGCAAACCAATCTGAGAACCTGCCAAATTGATCTACAGCAAGAGTTCTATTGCTAAATGCGTTCTCAATTTTTTCTCTAGACTTAAAAAATGCATCTATTGCTTCTGATGGCATACATGCAAATCTACCCAATGCGTCTGGTGCGTTCTTGTAAAAAGCTACTTTAAAATCATTAATAGATCTTGTAGGGTTTACCTCCCAAGTAGGTCTTTTTAATGCGTAAACCTTTGGATATTTGTATGAGACTATATGATCTTCTTCCCATTCAATACTAAACTCATTACCGTCTGTACCCTCTGGCAAAGACTCATCTAATTTAAAATGATGACCTTTAACTACAACTTCTTTTTCTGCAACAACATCGTCGTATCTTTGCTGAATATAATCATTCTTGTATCTAGGAAATGATAGCAAAATAACCTTTCCATAGTCTGGGAAACGTGAATCTACAGAGGCACGGTACATTTCATAAATTGCAACACCTGTTTTTGCCTGCTCATGCCCTGTAGTATTTTCTACGCTAAACCCAGATATTTCGTCTAGGATTACAACTATTACGTTGTATCCTTCCCAAGCCTCACGTTCTGAGTGACCCGAATGCACCGTAATATTTTTGTTAAATTTTATTTCAGAAGCTTTTTCAGAGTACTTGCCTACAAACCAGGGGCTCTTGTCTATCCTAGTTTTAAAGCCTTTAAAAAATACGTTGTTTGCTTGCTGTGCATTAATAGCAATGTTTATAATATCTATAGAGTCCCCTGGGGGTTTGCCGTAATATGTTGCTGGATCCTTGAGGCATAATAGTAAATAAACTATATACGATACAGATATTGCAGAGCAGTAATCTTTTCCGCTGCCCTTACCTAATTGAGCAATTACTTCGTTACAGGTTTGTTTAAATCTTCGCTTACCTTCGTCTTCTCCGAATAGTTTGGTAAGGGTTGATTCTTTGTAGATCTGGCTGCTCTTCTCAATGAGTATATACTGGTGCTCCGAAAGTTCAGGGAGTCCAAGGTACTCTGGGCTTGTGACAAATTTTCGCAAGTCGACTGGTCTTTCATCAAATTCCTCTCCATCTAAAATGTCAATAACATCTGAAAAATCAAGACCCACTGACGTTCTCAACTATCTCTACAGGCTCAATCACTCCAGTTATTTGAGCTAACCTACGCATAATTTCTTTCTTTATTTGTGGGTGTTCTGCGGATACATCTTTCAGTATACCAATTAATATTTCTTGTTTTCGTTCTGTTTCTGCAACTTGGTTTGCTAGTTCTACATTATCTAGTAGCCCTACTTCTTGTAGCATTCCAATTCTTTTACTCTCTATGTCTGCAATTAACTTTAATGCTGTTGCTTTTACATTTAATTGCCCCGCTTGATCTGCGTCGTCTACGGTCTTCCAGGCTTCTTTAATTAGCATGGCATAGTGTTGGTCTGCGCCAGATATGGCTTCCTTTGCCCTGTCACGGGCTCCAGAATCGTTTTTAACGACCTGTTTCCACTCTTCTATATACTCAAGTACCTCAGCCCTCTTAAAGCCCGTTATAGAGGCAATCTGGGTAGGATTACTACCCTTAAGTAATTCTTGGACAACCTTACCCATATTGTCAAAATGATCTGCTAATTCAATTTCCATATATATATTATACCATTCTAGTTGACTAGGATTCGGGAAATTTTAATTTAGCTACCTTTAACAGGATTAAATATCCAATTAAATCGTCAATATCATTGTCGCCTGGATATTCTGTACCCTTCATAAGTCTATTTAATTTATCATCAATACGAACATGAAGTTGTTCTCTAGGTCCCGCCTTTGAGAATATACGGACGGGATCAAGGGCAGAATTACCATAGGCAATATTCTTTCTAATTAACATATGTGCAATCTCAATACAAGACTCTAATATTTCTTTGCCAGCAGCGGTTCCTACTGTTAACAAATACAAGTCATCATATCTAAATTCTCTTGAGTCTGGAAATACTGGTTTCAACACTACCGCCTCCTAATTAGTTGGAACTTCTCCAAATATCTCTGTATAGTCATAGCAGAGACTTTACATTCATCGGCAATTTCTGTTACCGTTTTCTTTTGTACAACATACCTGCGATATAGCCAGGTCTGGCTTTGATATAGCTTCATCGTTCTGTCAACACCTTATTAGCATAGTTAGCAATGCC